CCATAGGAACAAATTGTTGCATTAATGGCGCTGGATTTACCATTGATATATTTTGAGAAGCTTGAATACTGGCTATTAAAATTTGTCTTTCTAATTCATTTCCAGATAATCCTTTTATTTTAGCATCATCTCTTGCTTTGGAAGCAGCTTCAAAAACTCCAGGACTTAGAGTTCCAGTTTTAGTTGAGTCCAACATTCCTCTTAGATTGTCTGTAGACATTTTGGACAAATCTTGTTTTTGTGGTTGTTGTGTTGCAGTTTGTTGGTCAGATTGTTGCGTAACTGCAATTGTAGGTTTAGTACCTTCAACAACTGGTGGAGGAGTTGATTGTTTTATTTTTTCTTTGGCTGTTGATGTTGATCCTACTGCTCCATGAGCAACAAAACCTTTTGTTCCTACAAGTTTACCAGTAATTCCAAATCCATCTCCACGATCTTTGACATCTTCAACAGGCCAGGGCAATCTTGTTCCATAAGGAGCAGCAATATCAATTCCACCAAAAGAGCTTCCCATAGATCTACTTTCATGAGCCTGTTGTTCTTTTTTAATTAAATCTGATAGTTCTCCATCAGAAAGTTTTTGTGATGGTTTAACCCAAACTCCTGCATTACTTAATAAAAATGGAACTTTTTTAGCTAGTAAAGCTTTTGCAACTTTTAATGCTGCATCTCTAGCATCTGATCGTCCTTGAGGTTTTCCATAATTTTCTTGTGGTCCAATATGAAAATGAGGTCCAGTAGATCTGCCAGTAGAACCTTGTATAAATGTTCCTTCTCCTTCCATAACAATATCAGGTCCGTATGGAGATTGATTTTTTTCAAGTTGATCTGCATCATCTTTAGCTTCTTGTATGGATTGTTCTTCCTTAGTCACCATTGTAATTCCACCACTCACTGCGTATCTTTCAAAATTAATTACAACATTTTCAAATTTGTTTAAAACTTCTGGGAGTGTTAATTGAGTTGCAGTTGTTGCAAGTATTTTTTGTTTTTGTTCTTGTTTTTTTAAACGTTCTTTTGTTTTTTCTTTTACTGATTTGTTTTCTCCTGTTGCAGCTTCATATCCCCTGTCCGCAAGATACCCACCTAGGAAATTTCCTGCCATACTTCCAACAACAAATCCCAATCCAGGGACGGGAATTAAAGCTTGTCCTATCGCACCACCTAATAAGGATCCTGCAAGGGCTCCACCAGCTCCAGCAGCTGCTTTGCCTGTCGATTCTCCTTCAGCAAGACCTGTAGCAAAATCCAATCCAGCAAAAATAGCATTAGCAATTCCCAATGCCTTAAGTCCACCCAATTTGACCATTGGACCTTTAGATGGAACTACTTTTGGTGGTTTTTCACTTTTTGGTCTTTTTCCACCACCAAACATATTACCAATTAATCCAGCCGCATCTAGAGCACCACTTGCAAGAGAACTTAAAAGATTTCCAGGTCTACCAAAAGTTGAAGTTACATTTATATTTGCAATTTCATTTAGTTTTCTTTTCTTTGGTAATTTGATGGCTTCAAGATTTTTAATTTCAACGTCCATAAATCTCAAAAATCCTTGGAAGGATGATTGAGTATTTCTCATTGTAGACGCAGTACGTCTTATAGGAACTATATTGTTTAAAGCTCCGAATATTGGTGAAGATGATAGGTACGACTTTTTATCTGACATTATCCGTCTACTATGTTATACACCATTTTTGAATATAATGTAAGGAAATTATCATGATTTGTTGATGTTAAGAAAGGAACTGTAGCTCCACCTTTACTTAAAATAGGAGGAGTTGGAACTTGAGATCCAACTGGGGTTGATTGAGTTTGTGGAGAACTCATGTTCATGGGAATCACATTTACTTGTGGTTTTGATTGAGTTGCAGGTGGTTGAGATACTTGTTGTGCAACTTGTTGTTGTATTTGTTGTTGTCCAGGCGCTGGAACAACTGTCGATGGTTTCTGTGGTTGAGTTGTTGCAATAGGTTTATTTCCACCGCCTCTGATATTCTTTAATTCCGATATAGTTCTTGCATAAGTTTTACCCGCTGCATTTCTACCTGCATACAAATCCTGATATGTCATATCAGCACTTCCACCAAGTTTTGCAGCATTAATTTGCCCTTGCGGGAGGCCTCTCCATGTTGGAGCAAGTTTTTGTAAAAATTGTTCTTCTGTTATTTGTCCACCCAAAAATTTATCCAATGAATGACTTTTTCTAAGTTCACTCAAAGTTATTGCATCTTGAACTTCAGGAGTAAATTTTGTATTTTCATCAAATCCAGCTCTTTTTGCTCTTTCTAAGAGAAACTGAGGCATTTGTTGATATCTTCCAATTGCACCTCTTGCATTTTTTGCTAACCATCCAATAGTTTTTTCTGTTGCTTTTCCTTTTGTTTTTCCTGCACTTTGATTAAAACTATCGTAACCTTCTGGACCTTGTTCTACAGAAGCAATAAGATCTAAAACACCTTTCTCACCAGTTGTCGTAACTCCTTTGGCAGTTTCTCCAGAAGGTATAGTTTTTCCAAGTTGATCGTTCGTTTCTCTTGTCTCTGACTTGGTAGGTGAAGATTTTTTACTTGATTTATTAGAACGTGTATACGATGATAATCCTTTGATTGCATTATCAAATTTATCTAATATTAGATTAAATCTTTCCAACATTGGACCACTTAAACCTCCCCCAGTTTCCATCTGTACTGGTGTTACTTGTCCTCCATCACCGACATCCATCATTCCACTTACAACTTTTGTTCCCAACATTCCGGCACCACCAGCAGCACCAGCCATTCCAATCATCTTTAACATTGATCCCCTAGTAGGTGCAGCTCTTTTTAATGGTCCTCCAGGAACTTTTACATCAACATCTATTCCAGAACCACCTGGAGCTGCCTTTGGTAGATTTGATAGTTGTTCAACAATTCTGATAATTGTTTGTCTTATTATTCTTGCTACTTGAAAGGTTTCACTAAAAACCTCTTGAAGAGCTTTTAAATTATCTCCTAATCTTTTTACATTTCTACGATCACCCAAAAATTGAATATATCCAATTGCATTTTTATAGAGATTTATAAAATTTTCAAGGAATCTATTTGGCACATCTCCATCAACAGATTGGAGTTTTTGTCTATATTCACCAAGTTGATTTTGAAAATTTTTCTGTATAAATTGTTGTACGTTATTATTAATAGATTGAACTCTATTTTCTACGTTGTTTAAAATATTACTAGATAGAGTTTTAATAATGGATCCAAGATCGGGGGGTCTTGGTGCAACCGCTGCAGCACCACGTTGGAAACCTACAATTTTATTAGCAGCAGATGCAACAATAGATGTTCCTAGTGGAGCTCCACCAGAAATAAAATTCATTGCACCAGCAATTGATGCAGGTCTTTCTGCAACTCCTACACCTGGATTAATCGCTGGTTTAATTGCCACGGTTTGCTGCCTGTTGTGCCTTTAAATTTTCTTCTTCAATATGTTGTTTCAATAGAGTGAGATAAATGTCTCTCTCCCAAGGCATTAAATTTTCAATCTCAGTCAAAGAGTATTTATGAAACTGCATGAGAGCAAAGTTGATACGGAAATATGACTCAAGATCAATATGAGCCATAATTAGCCGAAAAAACTTGTCAATCCCTCCAGAGTTACTTCATTCTCAACTTTTGTTTTTGGATTTACTACGGTAAACGTATGCGAAAGTTTTGGCATAGTTTCAAAGAACTGTTCAATTTTTTTGAACTGTTCGGCATTCATACTTTCAATAAACTCAATGAGTTCTTTTTTAGTACAATCTGATGCTGCCCAAGCTTCCTCGGAGGTAAAAATAGTTTCAATACACGAAGAAATAATATCAAAAGATCTTTCTATAGTTGATACAGATTCTTGTGTAGTAAAATCAAAGTTATTTTTAATGAATTGATCCAATGAAGGATATTTCATTTTAATCACAATTTGGTCATCAAGTTTAATTTCTGCAGAATGTCCTGGATCTTTTTGAACTTTAATTTCATCTACATAAATTTTTACAGGGACCTCAGTTACACCATCATCGGAACAAGTTACAACAAGGTCAATAGCTTCACCTACAGATTTACCTCTGACATTTAAGAAAATGTATTCAATATCAAAAGAAGGTAAATCTTCTACTTTAATTCCTTTTGTAAGAATACAATCTTTTAATACTGACTTGATAGCTAATGTAATTTGTTTTGTATCTTGGCTTTCTAAGGCAAGAATTAAAACTTTTTCTTCTTTAACTAAAAATGGTCTATATTTGATTGTTTTTCCTGTAGATGGCAACTCAAGTTCATAAGTTGGAGTCGCAATTTTTGGTAATGGCATTGAATATTATAAAATCAGATAAAATTATTTAGAGTGTTTGGAAAGGGATAGCTGAACTATCTCCCCAACTAAAAGAAGGGGATGCAAATAAGGATGGTTCACTAATATTTTGTGCCCAATCTGGTAAAGTCGCTGAAGAACTTGTCGGTTCTGGTTGTTTGAATTCTGAACTACCTGTCCCTTGATGATTCAAGATTACATATCTATCATAATTAAATGTAACTGTTGTTTTAGTAATGGTACTTCCTTCATAAGTTACAGGAAGTGCGGTCAATTGTGTAGGGAATGCATTCACGAAATAATAAGTCAACATTGATGGAGTACGTACCACATCTTTCATTGGACTCATATGAGTATCTCTTTCAAATTTAGTTATTGCTAGTGGTCTTTTATAAGTATTTGGATATCTAAATCTAAAAAACTCCCAATCATTAAACCTCTCAACACCACCTCTTGAATTTCCCTTTGTTGCTCTTCCATACTGATTGTATAAGGGATTGATAAAATTCAACCATTCTTCAAATAAACGAATGATTCCATATTCAGCATCAACATAAAATGTCATTGAAATTTCTGGGAATTCTCTTCTGTTTGGAAATCTTTCCACTACTCCCTGTCTACTTCCTATTTCTTCAAGCATACTAAAGGAAGATCCGGGTAAAGTAGTTTCATTACACATAAATTCATAACGAAGAGAATTTAAATATGAATTATTTCCGTTGAATAAATTAGCTCCCAAAACTCCACAAGAAACCAACCATGCATTGATATCCGAATCAGAGTCTTTTGTTGGATATGTGTCACCAAGATATAAAGTAACCTTGAACTGACTAGTTACAGATAATTCACCAAAAAGATCTTGTACACTAGGGAGTCCAAATCTACTATCATTAGAATCTCTAGGTAGAGTCATCCTTGTATAAATGGGATCAACTCTATATGGATTGGTCAAATAATCTGGCCTAAACTGTTCAGCCATCTATAAATATTACTTAAGGATCTATAGTATGTATATGAGCTATAAGGGAAAATATCGCCCAGAAAATCCAAAAAAATATAAAGGTGATCCCACAAATATCATTTATCGTTCTTTGTGGGAGAGAAAGTTTATGAGATATTGTGATTTAAACGAAAATGTAAACCAGTGGCAATCCGAAGAATTCTGGATTCCTTATAAATCACCGTTAGATGGAAAAGTACACAGATATTTTCCAGATTTTTTTGTAAAATATAAAGATAAGAATGGAAATACACGAACAGTTATTATAGAAATAAAACCCAAAAAAGAAGTGGAAATGCCAGAACAAAATCCTAAAAGACGAACAAAGGCATGGGCATATAAAGTACAAACTTGGATAAAAAATCAAGCAAAATGGAAAGCAGCAAAAGAATATTGTGATGATCGTAATTATGAATTCCGAATCATGACTGAGGAGGATTTGGGAATATGAGTTGGAGAGATGAACCTTATCTTGATGGAAAAGGTTTTGGATATGATCTTCTGAAACAAGCGGGAAAGAAAAATAAAAGTGGAGATTGGTTTTCTGGTCAACTCAGACAATATCTTGGAGAACTTGATCAGTATGACATTAATCTTGAAGATACTGGTGGTATTGAAGTAGGAAGAATGTATTTCTTCATTTATGGTGCAAATACTCCCAAATTGTCATTTTTTGATAGACAACCACTCGCGTATATTACAGAAGTTAATTACAATCAAAATTATTTCATAGGAATTAATCTCCATTATGTTGGAAGACAATATCGTGAAGGAATTGCAAAAGGTCTAATAAATAAAGGCAGTACTGTAAGTGTACCTCGTAATACTATTCATCGTTACTTTTTTTCTGGAGTTGCTGGGGGATTTTTAAGAGTTCCAGAAAAAGATTGGCCCTCCGTTGCATTATTACCAACTGAAAAATTCGTTGACGTGAGAGGTCAACCTTTTCCCAATCACAAGGCCTGGAGTAAACCTTAAGTGGCATATTCAAACGTCAAAACATCTTTCATATCTAAAAATGGAGTTGATTATAATCTCCAATATGAGCCTTCTACTGGAAAAGTTCAAATTATACAACAGAATGCTGCTACTGGAACAACTCCAATATATCAAGATGGAAATTGGAATGCTTCTGCGTCGCAAATTGGATTAACAACCACTGATAGACAATCTTTACATAGTCAAGTTCAAGAATCGGTGAGAAATGCTCACGCAAAGGCAGGAGGAAACGCAAAAGGTGCAGTTTTAGCTCCATGGGCTCAGATACAAAATCAAGGAAAGCCTCCTGGACAAACTTCGACAACTCCAGCAAATGGGACAGCTACTACAGTTAATGGGAGTGGTGGTGGTTTAGGAAATATAATAAGTGCTGTTACAAATCCGGCCGAGGCATTTAAAAATTTTTCTGTAAATGGGGATAAATTTGGAGTTAAAAATGAAAAAGATTTGTTCAACGGAAAGAAAGTTTCTCTCATGTATCCAATTGATATGCGTAGAGAAACACAAGATAATTTTGTAATATCTCAATATAGATATAAACCATCAAAAGCAGATGCTATTTTTGGTGGTGATGATGTTGCAAAACAAATTTTAAGTGGTGGTCTTCAAACATCATCAAATTATAACATAGAACAATTAATTGGAACGGTATATTTACCAATGCCGAACGGTGTTCGTGATGCAAATGCCGTAAGTTGGGGTGAAGATGCAATGAATAATCTTGCAGCAGCCTCTGCAGCAAATACTACTACAAATATGGTCGGCAAAGGAGTTGTAGCAGCTGCTGGAAGTTTGTTGGGAGTAGGAGCTGATAAAGCATTAGCAGCACAGAATTTCATTAACTTAATGAAAAATCAAGCTATTAGTGATGAATTGAGTCTTCTAGTTGGGTCTGGGGCTGCATCTAAATTATTAAAAATGCAAGGATTTGGAGTGGAAACTGAATCTATTCTTGCAAGAGGTGCTGGAATTGTTCCAAACTCAAACTTAGAACTTCTTTTCAATTCTCCGGTATTAAGACAATTTTCTTTCACTTACAGATTATCTCCAAGGAGTGAGTCTGAAGCAAAAACAATAAGAAGAATCATAAGATTTTTTAAACAAGGAATGGCTGCGAAGAAAACAACAGGAAAAGCAGGTCAAGCTTCATTCTTTTTAGGAACTCCAAATATTTTTAGATTGGAATATAGGACTGGAAGAAATTCTCCAATTGATGGTGTAAATAAGTTTAAAACTTGTGCATTAACTGGATTTCAATGCGATTATACACCAGATGGTTTTTGGTCAGCGTATGATAAAGGTCAACCTCTATCAACAACAATGACAATGATGTTTTTTGAGTTGGAACCAATATACGATACAGATTATCAAGATAATAATATTTTTGATGGTAGAGTTGATTTATTCTCCGTTAGCGACAATTCGGTAGGTTACTAAAATGGGATACTTTAGAGAATTACCAAACTTACAAGTTCTTAATAGAACAAAAAATAATGTATCTAATGATGAAGTTGTCATAATCAAAAATATATTTAAAAGACCGAAAATTCGTGAAGATTTTTTATCGGTATTTTCTGCATTTGAATATTATTCAATTACTGGCAATGAAAGACCGGAACAAATAGCGGAAAAAGTATATGGAGATCCTGAACTAGATTGGGTAATTTTAATTACAAACAATATTACAAATATTCAAGAACAATGGCCACTTGATCTGGATTCATTTAACAGATATATGTTGGATAAGTATGGATCTGAGGAAGCATTTTCAGATATTCGTCACTATGAAACTTTAGTGGTTAAAGATTCTTTTAATAGAGATGTATTCCCTGGAGGATTAATTGTAGATGAGGCTTTTTATAATGCTCCAGAATTTGAAAGTTTGGAACAACAACCTCCGGGAATAATATTTCCACCCATTTACATTTCTGGTACACAAGCTACAGCAACTGCTGTTATAGGTGCAGGTCAATCAATTAGTAATATCAATATTACTAATTCTGGAGCAGGATATCAACAAATTCCCAGAGTTTATATTTCAACCCCCCCAGTTACTGCAAATGCTTCAGCAAGTTGTTTAATTAATAATTTTAGAGTTTCTTCAATAGTAAGTCTTAATGGTGGTCAAGGATATAATTCTACACCAAATGTTTCAATTTCAACTGCTCCCAATCCCATTCAAGCTACAGCTTCTTGTGGACTTGGAACAGGAGTTTTTTATGATAAAGTAGTTTCTATTTTGAATTTACAAGGAGGGTCTGGTTATGGATTAACTTCTCCGACTGTTACATTTTCTTCTCCACCTAACATTATTCAAGGATCTTATTTAAACCAATCATCTGGTTCTGCTGGAAATCAAATAGAAGGTTTTTATCTTAGATCAGATGGAGTGAAGTTATACACATCTAGTATTTTTGGAACGAATCAAATTAAAGAATATAGTTTTCTTGATCCATGGAATGTAACATCAATTATATTTGAAAAAGACTTAGATGTAAGTGCTGATTTTAGTTATTGTACCGGTATTGAATTTAGTCCAGATGGATCTAAAATGTATATCACTGGTGGCCAAGGAGGATCGTACAAACTAATATCTTACCAACTTTCTACGGCATGGGATATATACACGGCAGCAAAATGGCATGAACTTTCTACAACCAATCCTGGAGGTATTAGATTTAAACCAGATGGAACAATGCTTTATTTCCTAGAAGCAGATAATCCAGATGTAATCAAACAGTACTCTCTTACTAGTCCATGGAATTTAACTACAAGATCTGGATCTCCAATAGGAACTTATAATGTAACAACTGTTTCTGGGGAAAATAGAATGTTGGGAATAACTTTCCTAAGTGATGGCACCAAAATGTTTTCTACTGGTGAAGATAATTCAAGTATATTTGAATTTACTTTTGATACACCTTGGGACATTACAACTCTCAATTTTTCTCTTTCATTTTATGTCGGGGATAAAATTACAAATCCAGTGGATGTTTTTATAAGACCAGATAAAGAAAAATTTATTGTTGGTGGTGGAGTGGGAGATAAAATGTATGAATATACCATTGTATCGTTAGCAAAAGGATTTTCTACTGTACTTAATGGATCTGTCAATTCAATTCAAATTACACAATCTGGGGTAGGCTATACTATTGCGCCAACAGTTACTCTCAGTCAACCATATCCATCAGTACATGCAACAGCAGTTGCAAATATTTTTGCAGGAATTGTCACTAGTATATCAATTACAAATAGTGGATTTGGATATACAATAGCACCAACACTTACAATAGATCCTGCTCCAATTTCTAGACAAGCATCAGCAATAGCTTCAGTATCAAATACTGGAGTGTCCTCAATTCGTATTCTTGATGGAGGGTTAAATTATGTCAATGCAATAACAATAAGTTTTGACTCACCCCAAGATATTTTAAATGTAGAGGAAGGTGATATTTATACGCAGAACCAAAAATTATGGAAATGGTTTGGTACAGAATGGAAAGAACAAGTAACAGATGAATTTAAATATCTAGATCCAACTACCAATACACTCATAAAAGTTCCAGGAAATGCAATGTCAAGACCTGTTACAAATTATGAATATGAAACTAAAATAAATGAAAAAAAGAGACAAATTATAATTTTAAAACCACAATACTTATCAACTGTAATTCAAGATTTAAGAAATATGATGAAATATGATCCAGAAATAAAAGATTATATTGCAGATAATTTAAAATCTACATATAATGAAAAGCTATCGGGAGTTTAATTAATGAGTCATGTGAAAGTTTTGTTTATTGCAAAAATAAAAAATTTGAATCAAGAATATCAAGAATATAATGAAAATTTATTCAAAAGTGCTAAAAACTTACCTGGATTTTTAGGAATAACTAGTGAGCAAATAGAAGATATTGAAATAACTACAAGTATGTGGAAAAGTAAAGATGATGTTATAAGATGGTCAAAAGATCCAGAACATGTTGAAGCTAAAAGAAAAGTTTATGAATGGTATCATTGGGTAAAGGGAATTCATTTGGAGTGTGTAGATGATTGATAGTAGTAAAATAGATCCCAATAATAAAATTTTTTGTGTTGCACCTTGGCTTAGTTTGAATATTAATCAAAATGGAGATATGCAACCATGTTGTAATGCAAATTTATGTTTTGGTAATATTCTTAAAGATGATATTGAAACAATTTGGAACAATGATAAGGTAAAAGATTTCAGAAAATCATTAGTAGAAAATATTCCACAAAAAGCCTGTTTAGAATGTTATGAAAAAGAATTTTCTGGCCAAAAATCTTTAAGACAATTTTTTAATCAAGCTCTTTTTGACGAAGGATCTAAATTCATTTATGACACCAATGATGATTATTCAGTAAATGAATTGGGAGTTATTCATTGGGATGTAAAATTAAGTAATAAATGTAATTTTAAATGCAGAACTTGTTGTTCACAATCAAGTTCTAGTATTGAATTGGAGTCCAATGGAAAAATATCTGGAGTATATGATTTTGCTATCGTAAAATTACATAAGATTAAACCTTATATTGATAAAGTAAATCATTTGTATTTTTCTGGTGGTGAACCATTAATAATAGACGAACACTATCAAATGATTTTTATGTTGATTAATTTGAACAAACATAAAAATCCAGACTTTATATTAATTTATAATACCAACTTCAGTACGTTAACATATAAAAAATATCATATATTTGATTTATGGGATTTATTTCAACATATTGAAGTTCATATTAGTGTTGATGGGCTTAGAGAACGAGGTGAATTGATTAGAAATGGATTCAAATGGGATAAATTTGTAAATAATGTAAATGAATTTAACAAAAAATTTCAAAACAAATTTGATACCCATTTATTGTATTTTGATTGTACTATTCAGGCTTTAAATATTTTTGATGTGGTAAATCTACATCAAACTCTTTTTAATGAAGGTTTATTGACAAATATAGATAATTTTCACTTAAATTATCTTCATAATCCAAGACACCTTTCCGTATGGATTTTGGATGAAAAAACAAAAGAAAAGGCCAAAGAAAATATAAGAAATCATATTAATAATTTTTTGATTCCAAACAAAGCAGTTGAATCATTGAGTGAATTTGAAAGTCTTATTAAGTTTATTGATTTACATCAAGATCAAAAATTAATATCAAATTTTATTGATGAGATGAGACATTTTGACGGAATAAGAAAAGAAAATGTGTTTAAAACATTTCCAGAACTAAATGGAATTTGGATTCCATATTTAAAACAAAAAAATCTCCTACCGAAGTAGGAGATTTGAAGTTTATCAGGACTCAGCGAGTTTCTGGAAGTAACTCAGAGCATCATCTGCATCTTCATCATCTTCTTCCTGAACCGCAGGACGAGCAAT